AACTCGCTGCAGAGTACAAAGACTTTGAACGCGAAAAAGTTCTGGAACTGTTCACTGCAGACGAGCCCATAACGGTAGCGAGCGCCGCAGCCCTGAACAATAAACTACTGCAATTTGCGAACGGCGGAGTGTACGACGAAGACAAAGAATACCACGTCGTACACGATTTGAAACTGGACGTGCTCGAAGAACTCATGGAAGCTGCAAACGGCAAACCGGTGCTGCTCGCCTACACATACAAAAGCGACGCCCTACGGATCGAAAAGCGACTGAAAAAGTACAAACCTCGACGCCTGAAAACCGACGAAGATATACTGGACTGGAACGCCGGAAAAATTCAGCTTCTAATAATGCACCCGGCTAGCGGCGGCCACGGCTTGAACTTACAGGACGGCGGAAATATAATAATTTGGTTCGGCCAAACTTGGTCCCTGGAATTATTGGAACAGCTTAACGCACGACTAGACCGCCAGGGCCAGGCCGAACAGGTCGTAATAAATAAACTGATTCTGAAAGGTACCATGGACATGCAAGTTATCGCACGCCAGGAATCGAAAGCAGATGGGCAAAACGCGTTAATGGAAGCCGTAAAAGCTGCCAGGGACCGAGCCTTCAAACACCTAAAAAACATAGCATGAAAAGAAACTTGACGCAAAAACTGAAAGACGATTTCAGCTACGACGTAGCAGGATTAAGCACCTACGTGCAGCGCGGGCGCATTCCTAGAAAAATAAAAAAGCGCTATAAGAAAATTTGGGAAAAGCGTTTAGGTTACCGCGTTTTGATTATTCGCGATTCTGTGGCTAAGTCGCGACACTGGGGCGGCACAGTTATGCCTATATGGGGTTGTGCGCATCGTCCCAGAAATCAGAATAATTTTGTAGATTAGCAGAAAAAAAAGTATGCACTTTGGTTTAATAAACGGGCACGGCGGCATAATTGATTTCGTCTACCAGACAAGCGGAAAACAATTCCACCACCCGAACGGGCGAAGCATTTACGAAGGTGATTTTAACCGCAAAGTAGTTGCACGAATTATGGCGCTTTGCGCCCTTCACGGCTACACGGCCACAGACATAGTGCCGGAACTGCAGGACATTTCCAGAACTGAAAGAATACGCAGAACAGACGCGCTCTACGCAGTCCATAAAGATTTCGTACTAATCGAGATACACGCGAACGCAGGCAAAGGAACCGGCTTCGAGGTCTTCACTTCGGTGGGCGAAACAGGCAGCGACCCTTTGGCCGAAATGATGATCGATTCCATGGAACGAACTTTGCGCCCTTTCAAACTACGTGCGGACACGTCCGACGGCGACAGGGACAAAGAAGCGAATTTCCACATAATCCGAACAGTGAAGTGCCGGGCCTTTTTGATCGAGTGCGCATTTATGGACACCTGGGAACCCGACTGCAGAATGATGCTCGAAAACCCGGACCAATTCGCAGAAGCGATCTTCAACGGAATGATTAACATACAAAAACACCTATCGTGAAAAATTCAAAACTTACATTTTTGCTCGCAGCTATGGTGCTGCTTTGCTCGCTCAGTTGTAACGCCGAAAAACGCATTTCGCGGATCTTGGAAAAGCACCCGGAAGTCGTCGCGTCGTATAACGATACTACTCTGGTAGAAGTACAGGTACTTGATTCAATGACCGTAACAATAGGCGATACAAACTACATGTGGTACTATGTGAAAGACACCATCTACGAAGTGATTACGTCGAAAACGGTATTGGACCCTAGCAAGGTGAGCACACGACAGGAAAAGAAGCTGCAGGCGAAAGAAGACCGGGTGAAAATCCGCCAGGAAGCAAAAACGGACCGCACAGAAACCAGACAAGAAAATAAAACAGGCTCAAATTGGGCGTTCTACTGGACTTTCGCAGCCTTACTGGTAGCAGTAGCCTACATTCTATGGAAACGACGCACAGCGAAGCCCTAGACGTCTTCCGGGACGATTTCGAGGTCCTTCGGCTTAACGAATACAACTGTTTCGCTATTTTGAGCCGTTCTGCTCGATGTTTTAGGCACTATTAATTTCTCGTAACAGTTGTGCAGTCGTTCTTCAACGGCCAAGATCCGCGCTTCGGCGTTATTTAGCTTATCATTTAAGAAATATAGCCCGCCTAGCATTAACGCTATGGAAAGGCCATGCGTTTTAATCAAATTGAGGAACCCGGTACCAGTCATAATTTCACTTTTTTATTGGTTAGCATTTTATTTTTTCAGTAGTGTCGTAGTCCTGCAATTCTATGTCGCACAGGCCTACGGTTTCGATCAGTTTCATAGTCAAGGTCGCCTGCCAACCGGCCACAACGTCCGGGCACGAATCTTTGAACTTCAACGGGACCGAGCACGAAGACACGACGCAGAATTCCTGCCAGTTCGGCGAGAATTTCAGCACTTTGTAGATGTCGTGAAGCGTCTGCAGTGTATCGGATTCAACTTCTTTTAGGTTTGTTTGCCCTTCGGCCACCTGGTCCACGCAAATTATGTTAAGCTGCAGGGTAGTTATCTTAGTGAAAGAAAGGCCCGGCGGAACGTTGCACACGACTGCAGGGTATTTCTGCGCGCGATGGTTGTAAGAATCCGGCCAGTCGCCCCAGAAATAATCAGCTACTTGCAGTTTTAGTCCTGCGGCTATTTTTTCCAGTCCTTTGTCGATTTGTCGCAGTGTTGTTTTCATGTGCAGTTTTTAATTTTTGTACGGTCTTTTTGCTCAGCTTAGGTCTTTGCATTTCTACTTAAATTTGATGTTTCGCCAGGGTGAATTTCCTTTCTTTGCTGCAGGGGTTTCGCAGTTGTTGTCTTCTTCCAATTTTTCCTGCAGGTCTTCGGTGAACGCGGCCACGTCCTGTTTCAGTTGGTCGCGAAGTCGAAGCAGTTCTGTAAGTTCGGACGCGTCGAAGTTTTCGTCTTTGGATTTTCCCGCTGCGGCCGCTCGCAGTTGCACTGTCAATGGCAGAACTATTTTGTAGTCCACCGCTGCGGCGATATACGGGTGCACATAGTCGTATAAAAGTTCGGACGTTTCCGGGTCTAGTGGCACGATAACGGCCGTAGGTGGAAGCGAAGCGGAAACCTTGTCTAGCAGGTCTATGTAACGCGTTTTGCCCATTACCTTTTTTAGCATTGTACGTTGTACGCGTTGGATCGTCACGTCTACGGTGTGCGGCAGTACGTTGCTCTGCACATAGCCTAGTTTTTTGACGCCTTCGGCATCGATAAGCATTACGTTTTTCATAATCTAACTACGTTTTGTTTCCATTCGTGACGACAGGACGGCTTCGTTATGCCCGTGTCTGGGTCTGTGTACCAACCGCCGCGATAACGCCACACGTCCGTATCTAAGGCCGCCGAAAGGCGTTCTATTTCGTCCCGGGTGTATAACCTGTCCAGGCCTACCATGTCTACGCAGAAATCGCGCGACGTAGGTATGAGTATTTCGCCCATTCCGGCTTTGACTTCGTAACTATAGCGCACTTCCAGTTTCACGTCCTCAGCTTCCGAAAGTTTCCAACCGTCCAGAACGCCTTTGAGGTTCAGTCTGGCGATTTCCAGGCTAAGGCCCAGGGCACCTTTTCCGAGTGCTTTCGAGACTTCCGAAAACGTTTTGCCTTCGCCGATCATTTTCACGATCATTTTTTGATTCTTTGAAAGCGACGCGAAATTTTCGGTTTGTGCTTCGGCCAGGAAATCTTCGTCTGTGGTTTCCTGGTCGAAAGTTCTACTTTTGATAACGTTTGCACCTTTGCGCGGCTTGCCCATCGTGGACAACATTTGCAAAACTGGATCTTTCTTTTTTACGGCCATTTTCGTAGCGGCCACCTCTGTAGAAACGCCCAAATCTAAAACGTATTTTCTAAAAGCGACCACGGCGCCAACTTTGCCTAAACGAGCGAAAGCCCATTCGAGCGAACCGGCTATGAATTTTTGGCGCTTGTTAACGTAGTTGTTCGAAAACAGGGTGTAAGAAATTTCCATTTCTTCTTTCGATCCAAACATAGTTTCGCTATTCACTGCGAAAAGAGTAGGCGAGCCGGCCGAATGGCCTATAAGAATTTTGCTTCGAATTTCCTTATTTGAAGCAATGTACCTTTTATCTAAATTGTTGCCGTTCAAAGATTGAACCGTCGCTGCATTTTCGGACCCGTCTGCGAATACAACAGTTACGCCGCCCTGGGTGTCTCGGTCCGTCGAATCGCCTTTGATGCCGTCCGCTATTTCGTCCGCTTCTTCTTCGGTGTCCGGCTCGCCATTGTTGAGACTAACAAGCGTGCCGCCTTTGTACCCGTTCATCGATTCTGAATAGGCGAAGTAGTCCTGCTCTATTCCTGCAAGAATGGAAACGATAGCGCCAACGTAAACAGGCACCGGATAGTAGCCGAGCGAAAGCCGGCCATTTTTCAAGATCCGCTGTTTTGGCTTCACTTTGCAATACAGTAGCGCTTCGTCGTCCCGGTCGTCACCTTCGCCGGATAGCTGCGCGTATCTCAGGTCTATTATTTCTTCATAATTCGTGAGTTCTGCAGTTTGTTTCGATGCACTCCAATCGTCAGAAATGGCGAACAGGTTTCCTTCGGACTTATACCGAACAGATTCGAAATCCACGTGCGAAGGTTTCCAGGTTTCGCCTACTCGCTTAAATCGTACGGCGAAGCCGTTGAACGTTTCGAAGTCGTCCACTACGTCTTCCAGGGCGTCTTCCAGGGCCTGCCGGATTTCTTCGTCTAGGCCTGTAATATCCACACCCGCTGCAGACATAAAAGTAACTTTCTGGTTAATGATTCCGCCGTGGATAGGATTGTCTTGTCTGTACGCGACAAGTTCGTGCGGATAAAGATTTTTTTTGCCCCATTTAACGATGCCTTTTCCGAAGCCGGTTCCGCGCGAAACTTTTTCGCTAGCTTCTGGATTCTCTGCAGCCCTAAAAGCCGCACGCCCTACGCGAATTCGTTTCTTCGTTTCTGTTTTAGTCTCTGGCATATACTTGGGGGTTTTTGGTAGTCGTTACCGTCTGTAGGTTTTCGCCTGCGCCTTGAACGCGAAGCAGTCCTACTTCGACCAGGTTATCGGACTGGGTTTGGTATATTTCGTACGTGTAGAAGCCTTCGACTGCGAAATCAATTTCGGTGCCTTCGTCGATCTCGAAAACTTGCAATCTTGTGCTGAGGTTAATCGGAATTTTGGTTAATTCGTAGGTAACGTCTTTGCTGTTCTCAGAAACAAATACCATGCGGTATTCGGCCGGCTCGCCGCAGATGGATAATTCACTGAGGGTGAAACCAACTTTGTTTAACATGTCCTTTTTGATCGTTACCATATTTCAAATTTAACACAAAAAAGCGGACCCCGTTATAGAGTCCGCCTTTAATTGTGATTAGTTAGACTATCGCAGGCCGATACTACGGCGCCAACATGCCTAAGAGAAGCACAGACGAGATTTTCGCTTCTGGTCCTATTTGTCTGGAAGTGATTGTCCACACAGACCCGTTCGCGTCGTCTAGCATTTTTCCAGGGCTTCGCGAGCGTTGTACTTTTCCGCCGCGGCCTTCTTCGTAGTGGTAAACTTCGAACGAGCCGTCGTTTAACTCCAAAGCGACACCCACGCGCCCTTTGATAGCTTTAACGCCTGCAGCGATGTCCTCTGCCGTATTACCGGCCAAGGTTACTACAGTCTTGTGCTCGTGAGCCGTCGAATTTTTCGCGGCTTCGCCTATGCTGTCCGCATTGGCTTCGATAGTTTCAGGCTCAACATTGAACTGGTAAATGTACTTCGTAGGTTTTAACGCCATTGCAGTAATTTCACCATCTACGACCACAGGGGCCGTAGCATAATTGCTCAATCCGAGCGAATCTTTAAGCGACCACATGAAGGCTCTTTTAGAACCTCCAGGCGCATCGCAAAAAGTAGCTTTTCCTTCTGTGAATTCGCACATAATACTAAGTTAAAACGATTTTACCGAAGTACTCAGGGTAGACGTATTCTACGCCAGAACCCCACTCGGCACCAAAAAATAGCTTTTCCTGAATTTCTTCGTACTTCAACCAGAATTCGTCGATGTCGCCTTCCAAATCGGTAGCGAAAAACATGAACTCGTAAGGTACTAAGTACACTTCCGGCGCGTTCGCTCCTACTTCGGTTAACGTGCCTTCTGCTAGCTGCGAATAAGTACGCACAGTGATGTTCGTTGTAGGCAATTCGAAAGACATTTCCGCGCCTTCTTCTTTTACATTCAACAAAGCGTTGTAGTCTTTATCTGCCCAGATGTTTGCTACGATTTTTTTCGCTTCCGCGCGTGGCATAATCAGTTCAGGTTTGATTCCGTTGTCCAACAATTTACTGGAAGCCGCATTCGCGACCTGCACGTAACGTGCGAAAGCATTCGCCGCCGTTGTAGGACCTGCGAAAGTTTGAGCCGGGATGAGCGGATCTGCTTTCCATTTTTTGATGTAACCGTCGTAGTGCACCAAATCCGGGTTGGCCGAAGCCGTGTCCCCTTTGAACATGATGTCTTGATTTTTCAATCGTCCGCGCTTGATTACGAATGCTGCGATTACGTCGTCCAAAGGCAAATCTTCTTTTTCCGCTCGTTTTCCTAAAGATAGGAGAATTTGCGCCCACGTACTTTTCAACGTTTTGTTACAAGTTGACATGTCAATTTTGACAGGCACAGAACTAATCGTCTTGTCGTGGAAAATGATATTTCCGTCCGGCGTTTTTCCGCAGTTCTCTGCGCTCTGCAAAGGCGTGTCCATTTCGAGCAGTTTGATTTTCTCGCTACCCTTTACGCCTTCCATAACCTGAACGCGGCTAACTAGGCTTCCGCCTTCAATCAACGCGACCAGAATATCTTCGCTTTGTTCGTCCACATAGGCCCCGATGTTCGATACGTCGAAATCGAATTCGTCTTTTAACCGGGCGTGGAATTTCTGTTTCACTTTTTTAGTTCTCGCCATTACGATAAGATTTTTTGGAATCCTTTTTTGCCAGTTTCTTCACCGGATTTTTTAGGGTCCTTGTTAAACTTTCCGCCCGCTTCCAAGACCTGCACGCGTGCTTTCAAAGCCACGTTTTCTTTTCGCATTTCTGCGAATTCTGTCTTAGCTTCTTTTACGATTTTCCGCATAGCTTCCGCCAGGATTTCAGCTTCTTCGCTCATGGCTTCTACTTCGTCCATCGTGGCTACTTTTCCTTCGTCGTCCAAAGTCACTGCGTACACGGTCCCGTCGATTTCTACCTGGTGGTCGCCTGCGGGTGCGGCTGTCGGTTTACCGTCGATTTCGATAGTAACCGCAGTGCCTACCGCTAAATCACCTTCAAAAGAAAGCACAATGCCGTCTACGGTTGTTACTTCACCCATCGTATCTTTGCCGCCTTCCGACCCAAAAATGCTTTGGAAAAGCCCTTTTTTCTTTTTGCTCATATTTGTTTTGATATTAGTTGCTGTTTTGTCGAAATAGCCTTCGATTGAAAAGCCGTTGAAAATTCCGTTTTTGCAGTCCTGCCAGAGTGCGTCGTTTTCAATGTGATAGCTTCCAATCCAGGACCCGTCGTTAACTTTTTGCTTCGCCAAGATCTCCGGCACTTTTGTGAAGCGCGGGTCTGTAGCGTGCACGATGTAACTTTCCACAAGCACTGCACCTTTTACGGTCGTTTTGTGCTGCACGTTCGTGTTAACGTTGTACCCTTTTTTAAAGAACTTGTTTCGAATGGCCCAAATCGTGTCCGGTGAGAACTTCACGAAGTGTTCGCCGTGCTGTTCGTCGCGTCTGTAGATCAAAAAGTCCGCCATAATAAACACACCTGTAACAATGCGTTTTTCTTCGTCTATAGCGAATTTCACTTTTTGCTTACTATACATTTCGAAAGAACGAATGTGCGCCGGACCGTCAACGAAGGAATTAAAATCCACCCCCGTTTCGTCGTTCGCATTTATCGTCATGTCGTACACTCGTATTTCCATACCTATATAAGTCAAAATTCCGCGACGTACTTTTTTAAGAAGACCTAAGCCGCACGCGCTCAGCCGTTTAACTTTTTGCACTCAATTTTTATGCGGTTATTACCTGCTAAATTATTGAAATGCCGTTGCAACATTCTAAAAATATTTGTACCTTCGTGCAAAAAACCGCACACATTATGGCAGGAAAAATAACAGACGAAAGTACTATGCTTTTCGGTAAGCACAAAGGCCGCTACTTAATCGAAGTACCGGCGTCCTGGTTACTATGGTATCGCAACGATGCGAAAGACCCGCGCGACAAAGATCTACTGGACTACATAGAAGACAACCTGGACGTGCTGAGGTCAGAAAGCTAGCCTACATTTGAAACGATACTAACTTCCTCATTTTCGGCGAAAGACAAATCTAATTCGCTTTGCAAAATTACCACCTGCGAAGTTACTGTGCTTGTATCTTCTAGGCCTTGCGTTTCGGTCGTTGTCGAATTGTCTTCGGTCTGGCCCTGCACGGTGGGAATGCTCACTGAGGGCGTAGCTGCAGAAGCTACGGACCCAGAACCGCCACCGCTGAAACTTGTATTTTTGATCTTCGCAACGTTCAACGCCGCAGCGATTCCCGCAGCCGCAGCGAACGCCGGACCGGTAACGGCCCCGACTATCGGAATAGCCGAACCAGAACTGTAGGCCGCCTGTACAGATTGTATTCCCTGCATGATGGCTTGTGCTATCTGCAGTTTCTTGTTAATGGCGAATTTCTTTTTTTCCGCTTCCAATTCTGCTTTCGAACCTTCTTCGGCTTTGCCTATTTTCCAATCGAAGAACGCGTCTGCAAGTCCTTGCGCTGCGTCCAGTCCCATTTCTGTAGTGGTGCGCGTAGCTTCGGCCAAGTCCTTCTGCCGTTGCTTTTCCTTGTCAACTACTTGCGCATTTAGTGCGTCGATCTTCTCTGCATATTCCTGTCGAATTTTGAACTTTTCGCCCTCGGTTGCGTTCTCCTGGGCCAGTGCTTGTTCCATTACAAAAAGGGCTAATTCCTTTTCAATTTCCAGGACAGCTTCGGCGTCTTCGCGCATCTGAATAAGTTTGCCTTCCAGGCGTGCTTTTTCGCTGCGTCGAGCTGCTTCGGCTGCAGTCTGTTCGTTCTGCCGCTTTTTAAGTTCTTCGGCGTCGTTGGCGCGGTCCCTTGCTACGCGGAAAGTTTCAAGCAAAGCGTAATATTCTGTAAGTTGTTTTGCTTCGGCTTCGGCTACTACTTTGCTGTTCTCGCCATACTTCGTTTTTATCTCTTCGAGTTCGCGTTTATTGGCTAGCTTCAATTTGGCTAACTGGCGGTCCTCGGAATCTTCGATATTTTCGACCAGAAGATCTTCAAAAAGTCGCTGTTCTTCCAGTCGCGTTTTCGCTTCGGCCGCTCGACGGTCCGCCGCTTTTTTGGCGTACGTTCGGCCCCGTTGCGCACGCTCTTTTTCTTCCTGTTCTGCTTCCTTCGCTATTTCGTTGCGGCGTTCGTTTTCCAGGATCTGTCGATCTATGGCGTATTGGCCGTCCAACTCGCGAAAGCCTGCGTACTTGTCGCGCATCGCTTTGGTTTCTTCGCGGATCGTCTTTGCAAGTTCCCAGTTTTCCTCTGCCAGTGCTTGTTTGTAGGCCAAAGTCTTAACAGGAATTATCGCTTTTAAGGTTTTCAGATTCTTTTTCCGCAGAACTTCTTCACCTTCCAGGCGTTCTTTTTCCGCTTCGAAAAGTTCGTCTGCAGTGGCGTTCTGCGATACCATTAAATCGCGTTTGTTCTTTGCGTTCCTACGGAATGCACGTTCGTTCGCTTCGAGCAGTTCTGTTTGGCGCTCAAAAGACGCGTTTAGTTTGTTGTTTATGTCTTCGGCTACTTCGGCTGCACTGAAAAACGACGCTAGGGCTGCCACAGCCGCCACGATAAGCGCGATAATAGCGATTAGGGGTATAGCGAGCATCGCGATACGAAGTGCCTTCATAGCGCCTGTGGTAGTCCCTACGGCTAAGGCGTAGATATACTCTGCAGCCGTAGCCGCTTTGGACCATATAACCTTTGCTTTTGTCAGGACTACGCCTTCTTTCGATAAGCCGGCACGCACTTGCTCTATACCTACCAGAAGCGCTTCCACACCTTCCAGTTTTTCCATCGATTCTGTGAGCGCTTCGCTTTCAATACCGACGGCCGCCTGTGCACCTGCGATGGCGCCGTAACCCTGCACAAGTGTTTCGGACGTTGCCAGGGACGCTTCAAGATTTCCTGAATGCGCCGCCGTGTCTGCGGAAACTGTACCGATGTGCTCGATAGCTTCGGCGAGTTCTTTCGCTATGCGTATGGCTTCCTGGCCTACTGGCGTTTCTTCGCCCGCTACGCGTGAAATTTCTATGTACTTTGCTACGAGTTCGTTCGCGTGCTCGAAACTGTGTGCGCCTTCCTGTGTTTCTTTGTTCAGTTTTGCGAGCGCCGCTGCACCTTTTTCGCCGGCTTCCTCGGCCGCGGAACCTACGCCGCTTATCGCGTCTTCTAGTTCTTCCGTTTCCTTTACAGATTTGCCGGATTCAACTTTCGTTCTAAAGATTAATTCTTCCATGGTTCCTAGTTTTTCGCTTTCAATACCTGCAGCATTTCTATTTGTGTTATTTCAGTTATCGCGGAATCAAAGTCCACAACTTTATTAAATTTGAATAGTGCGCCGTTCCACATTAGTAGCCTGGACCAGTCCAAGTTCTTAACCTGTTGGTCGTTTAACTTTCTGTACAGTTGCACGTATTTTCCGTTCGGGTCGATTATTTCTTCTATTTCGTCTTTGTAGTATTCACTGTACGTGTTTACCGTAGTTCGATAAGTTGCGGCGTAGAGTACTTCCGGGACCAGTTGGAAGTTGAGGTCGAACAGCGGGAATTCCCAGTTATCAAAATGATGCACCGAAGGGTAGGTCGTGAAAGCGTCTTCGATAGCGTCGCCGCGCAGGAACCATTTAGCGCCCTTCATGCCATTTCTGAACATTACGCGCGGCGTTCCTTTGGTTGGCTTAACGTTGCCGTTCTCGTCTACGTTTATGAAGCGCGGCACGATCATTGGCCCGGCACCGTCCGCGTATATTTGATACGGCAGTATAGTTCCAAAGGGCAGCTTTATTTCCTGTTTGCCTTTGGCAAAAAATGAAGGTTGGTCGAAGGCTAAATCGCCGTAGGCCTGTTCCCATTCTATAACGTAGTTCGTCGCGTCGCTTTCAGTACCAGGTGCGAAGATCCACTGCAGATTTTTTGCGTAGGCGTTCGCAGAAGAACGGATCTCGATGTCTTTCGAGTGGTCTACTTCTTCGTCTATTTTGGTGAAAACGTCTGTGCCCTGGTAGAAGTCGCGAACAGGTTCGATTCGCACGACGCCGTAAAGGTCCGCATCTGAAACCATTAAATTCTGGAAAAGCAACGCGCCCAGAATGAATTCGCTGCACTTCATGTCTGGAAGAAATCGTCGCATCTCCATTGTCGCGCCTTCCGTTATAGCCGTCTGCGTACTGATGAAATTAACCTGCAGCGGCACCGTGGTTACCATCGCCAAATTTACCGTAGTATCGGAATCATCAGGAATGGGCCAACTAACCTGCACCGAAGCAACGCCCCAGAATAGTTCTATTTGGTCCCCTTGCTGCAGATCGATAGCCGTTGAAGTGCTGAGGTTGAAGACCTGCGCGGCGCTTGTCTGCACGAGTTCTACGATAGGAAACTGCACGCCGTTTTTCTGGTAGTATAGTATTCTATTGCCGCCGCTCACGTATGTAGTTTCGGGACCTGAATACGTGAAGCGCACCTGGCCGATTATCTCGATTCGCATTGAACCGCTACGCGCAGCCACGAAAGAAACTACGTTCATTTGGTTAAAGATGTCCTGCACTTCTGTGTTCGTCGTGTTGCCTGCGAACGGAACCGGCGGAAAGTTTGCCGGCCCAGAAGTAGAAACCTGCGTGCCTGTAGCTGCAGCGCTTTGCGTCTTCGAAAAGTTGCCGTTATTCGTTAGCACTTTGCGGTTGTTTCGCTCGGCGTCCGATAGTGCCGCGTCTACGTAGGACCCGCCGCCGTAGCCAAATAGCATACTTTTCATGCGGTCGGTTTCCAGGTGTTCGCTTGTGTATTCCTGCCCGACGAACTCCATGCACTTTTTGAAGACATCGACATAATGAACGTACGGAATCATTTCTGTATTTTGCCAGGTTGTGTTCACTGGTCGTGCCTTTCGTTCGATCAATGGGTAGTAATAGCCCTCGCCTATTGGCGTGGTCCAGGAATCGATTATCGTCGGGTTGTCCATCGTGTGGTTGTACGCGTCCCATCCGAGGTCCCGAACGCTTAAATTACTCAGTAGCAGAAAAATGTCCACGAAGTCCGAGAACAGACCTATTTTGAAAATTATTTTTCCCTTTCGGATAATCACTTTATTGAGTTTCAAAACGGCGTTAGGCAGTACGGCCGTGCCGCGTTTGTAGTACGTGCAGTTTACCTTCTTACTACTGTTGAAATTATAGGACCCGCCGATCTTTGTAAGACTGAAAGCGGAACTGAAAAATAGTTGATTATTGGCCGAGCCGGGCAGTTCTATTTCTTTGGAGAAATTGCGCTGCCGCTTGTTGGGTTCCTTGAAATCTGCTATAGACAAATTCAAGGGCACCGGAATGCGTTCTTTCAAGTCTATTTGCGTGCCGTCTGCAGTTACTAATCTGTCCATAATTTAAGCCGTTATAGATTTGAAGTTACTTTTTTTGTAGTTGACCGTAAAATTAAGAAGATCTTCGAACCTGCTCTGGTCTAGTGTGCTTTTCGTGTTGGTAACTGGTAGCTTTTCAGATTCCGAACCGACAACCGCGTGCACTTCTACGCTTTGGAAAATCTCAGCTAGCCAGTTTTGGTTCGCTTCGTTGATCCATCCAGTATGTATCGAACCGGCTGCGGATATTACTTTCAGGTAGTGCGTTACTCCACTGGTCAAAGCGTTGTGCGTGTAGTAGTTTCCAGGCGAAGGCGTTTCCTGCCATTGGCCGAACTGTTTCGTGTACTCGCTAATCTCGGAAGTAAATTCCCGCTCGCGGTTATGTGTGAATATGAACTGATCGACCGCGCCTATATTGTTGAGCCAGTTAAGCTGCACAGCCTGCGTGCATTCTTGGTCCACAAATTGAAAGCTAATACGGTTCGACTGGTTCAAATAAACGTCTACCCTGGAAATCTGGTCCAGTGTTGCGGGCGAAATGTGCGAAAGCATTAAGGCTTCGTCTAAGCACACATTAACTTTGTCGGTGCCCGTTTGTACTCCCGAAGTGCCAGACGTCACGTACGCCCCCGCTAAATCGAAGTACTGGGCTTCTACCAGGCATTGCGCGTCTGTGTTTAGTATCGAACCATAGACCGGGTTGCCACGGCCCACAAGCATAACGCCTTCGGGCGCATTGGTTAACCACTTTTGCCCCGGTGGATAATTGGCCGCCAACCATCCAGGCGCGTAGGTTTCTTCGTCCGTTGCCGCTTTCATTATTTTGCACACGTTGGTAACGGCCAAACTTTGAAGGCCTGCAGGCGTACCGTATCGCTCGAATACTGTTACGGATAATTCGCGCAGGTTTTCGCCGTTGAACAGTCCGACTGGTCCGCGCTTCTGTGCTTTCAAAAGTGGTCGCAGTACCTGTTCGACGTCGAACTGTGCTATGCCGCCAATCAATTCTGGGAAGACTTGATCTTCGGAAACTATCTGCGAATTGTACGTCGTTTCTACAATGAAACTAAAATTGGGCTGCCCTGTCTGGTTACTCGAAAATACGAATACTAGCGGATCGTCCGACGACTGAATGCTATTTGCTGCGGGTTGTTGTAAAATGCTTACTGCCATGGGTCACGAATTTGAACTGTTATTGCTTGTTTGTAAACTGCCGAAATGCTTTTTTCTAAGTACTCCACTAAATCCGCATTAACTACGTCAGTGAAGAACGGCCGCGGCACTATTCCTTTTTTGCGTATGCTTGTCATAAAGGCGAACGCTAACTGGTCGTAAGTCTGGCCCGGCTTCGCCTTTATGCCCCTGTCACGAATCCAACCCAGTATAGCTTCTTTGAACGTGGGCGTGCCGCCGGGCGCTTTGCCCCAGGTGGGTGCACCGTTGTTTCGTTCGGTACCGTTAACGCCGTACTGTACGTACTTCCAGTAGAAGTCTGCCTGGACGGCTACAATTATGGTGCCTTTTTGCGACTGGTCCACAGTTACTATGGACTGTTTCAAACGGTTCGAAGCGCTGATGTCGTACCGCTCAATCGATTTGCCGAGCCGGTCGATAACTTCCTGGTTCAAACCTATTACGAGCGTGTGCATTGGCGAACCTAAATCCGCATTTATAGCGCGTTTCGAAACGCCTATATTCATTTTCTCTACCAGGTCGCGGACGCTCATTTCTTTTTCGGCTTTGGCTTATTCTTGTGTAGTATATATTTGCACCGCTGCGAAAACGTTCTGTAGTTCAGCTTTAACGTTTCGTTCCATGTCAAATTGTACGTGTTCATTACGGCTTCGATCGACGTTTCCCATTGAAAAGGTGCAGGCTTCTCAGTAGCGAAACGATTTTTCTTTTTGCCTTCTTTGCTATTATCTGCCGGACCATTGACCGACGTATTGAGTGCAGAGATTTGTTCAAAAAAAAAGTGGAACTTCTCATAAAAAGGTCCAGTGGGAATTCGGCTTCGAACAGTTCGTGCCTAGAAGCAATATCGTGCACTAGGTTTCCGTTTTCGTCGATGTCGGAATAGTTGAAATTCTCGGGAATGTAGAACAGGCACGCAAGGCGAACCGGATCTGTAGCTATAGACGAATTCCGAAAATCGATATGCCAACCAATTCCGATTTTTTCCGGGTCCACAAGCACAAAAGCTTTGCCGCCTAGCTTAATTCGTTTCGGCAGTTCTGTTTTCAGGTCTAGTTTGCTTATAGCGTTGACAGCGTGCGCGGCCATTTTGTGTATATCCGGTTCGGTGAAGTCGAGAATTTGTCCATAGCGCAGGCCGGTAAACTCAGCAAGGAACGAAACGCGTTCGCGGTCTGTACTGAATCCATCTTTGGGCAGCAACGGCAAGCAGGCAAAGTGCTTTATTCTTAATTCGTTTGGGCCTTTCGGCATTTTGTATTCGATCATCGCACGGTATATTTTCCTGAGTATTTTGCTTGTCCTGTTTCTTCGTATCGCACGGCGTCGATTCCGTGGTCGTTCTCTTTTTTCGGCTTGTTGGTTGGTTTCCCGTTACGGTCCACGCCCCAAACATAAAACCGAAAGTTACTAATAAGATTTTTACTTCGTGCAGTTACTAGGTAATTTTGTTGCTGCATTAAGTCTATGCCGTAGTTAACATCTTTGGCCCCAACGCCCACAGCTTTGAGCCTGTGCGTGCGTTTGAGGTCTGCGACAGACTTCGGCTCGTTGCTGTCCCAGTAGATCTTCTTTTTTGCCAGTACGGTTTTTTTGACTTCGCGGGCTATGTCTGCATTCAGGTAGCCAGTTTCGTAGATTTCTTCGTCCAGGACCTTGTAAGGCGTGCCAGGTTTCCCCAAAATGCCTTTGTGGTCGGTCCACTCATAAACCGCGATAACTGCCGTAGGATCGTTCGTAAATCCAAAATCGCCACCACCGTTACGAAGTCGAGCGCCTTCGGGAATGTCCGGCGTTATTTGCCAATTGCTGAAAATTGCACCGATCAACGCGCCAACGTTGCCCAGGCCGTAAACCTGCCATTTATTCGCCCAGTATGCGTCTTTGATATTGTCCGCGTGGTACCGTTGGCCTTTGCCGGTGCCCTCTGGTAGTTTCTTGTTTTTGTAGCCGCGCTCTAAATAGCTTAGAATTTCAGTGCGTTCTACGTGGTCCAGTTCTTCGTTGTCCTCGAATGTTAACTGCAAGTATTCGCAGTCGTCGCGTGGTATTACTTCGTCGTCAATGAAGAAGGGCGCGTCTGGGTTGTAGTCGACTATGACTACTTTTGCCCTGGACGCAAATTGGTTGTAAGCTTCAAACTTACATTTGTTCACTTCGTTGCAGTAAAAACCGTACACCCGGTAGCCCTTCCCGGCGTCTTCCTTATCGAGCGATAAAAATTTGATCGTGGACCCGTTTTTGAATGTGTACAGGTAGTCCGTTTTGTTCCATCTGTGGTCCTGAAAAATGCCGAACCAGGACATTACTTTTAAGAAGTCCTTAATAACTGTGCCCTTCATTTTTGTAAGTTCCTCAGAAGCTATGACCCATTCGCGGCCGGCAGTCCAACTGCAGGAATTAATAATCAAAATGAGTATAGCAATAGTCTTGCCCGCACCTTGGCCGCCACGTATTACGCGAATGCGTTTAACCATCGCGGAAATTTTGCGTAGTGCGGTCGTTACTTTTATCATTTAAAGCGGATCAATGTTTAACAGTTTCACGTTGTTATCGACTACGGATTCGGTCTTCTCTGCAAGGCCTTGAAGTCGTGCGGTTATGCTCGAATTATAGATACCAACCATGCCGCCGGTTATCTGATCTTCGCGAATTTCCCTGCGCACCCGCGCGACGATGGACACAAATTCGTCGTATCTTTTGTCGCGATTCTCCAAATATTGCTGCACCGCACCGATGCCGTACACATCTTCTAAATAGTTCTCAAAGCCTGCCATAGTCAAGCATCGCTGCTTTTCTCTGTGACACGAATTGCCGTCTTTTCCTACAAAGTCGTGCACTAAAACGGGGTTCAGTTCTGCGTCTATTTTGTAGTCAAGAAACAAACCCCAGAAAGCTTCTGGGGTCGGTATCAATTTTGGGCGTCCAACTTTCGCAGCCATCGCCTACAGAATTTCGTCCTGGTCTTCGTCGTCCTGGTCTTCGTCGTCCTGGTCTTCGTCGTCCTGGTCTTCGTCGTCCTGGTCTTCGTC